CAACAATGTAAAGATACTTCATTTCTTGTGTTAAATTACTCCTTGATTTTATTTGAATGTGGCAGATTTGTCAAGTATGAAATTACATGAATTCCATCATGTAATAATCACAGGTAATCTCAAGATCTGCTGCTTTTTTTTCAATTTCAGATGAAATCACCTGTTGAGCAAGTGATCGAGTTTCATGAAGAAACTCTTCTGTTTCAGCGTGATTCATGAAATCTTTAAATGCCTTGATAAACTCAAGAATCTCTTGTTTGTTCATTTAGTGGAAAAATGCGATCTAAAAGGGTTTGGCAATCGGAGTAAAGTTTACTATCAAAAAGAACAGAATGCATCTGATATTTTTGGACTGCTCTGTAAATAATTTTAAGTTCTTCAGTTGTAAAATTCATTCAATCATTTTTAGTCCAAAAAAACATTATTGAATTTATATTATACAGTGGTTAGCAAACGATTGGAGAAGAACTGTACCAGTTCATCAAGTGGCACAATACCCTTATCCCTGAAATACTCTACATATAGGGTTTCTTCTTGCTCTCGTGCCTCAATTTCGTGCCCTTGATACCAATATTCGTAATCTTCCATACATTCTTTACCATAATACATTTTTCCACGCTTGGACCGCAGCGAACCGACTACCCACTGCCGCAGGTGGACCAGTTCGTGTAAAAGAGTTTTTATATACAACTCCTCCTCCATATGAGTATCCAACTCAATCAAAAACTCACGGGGGCGATAGGATTCACCCACGTAGTCACAGTAACCATAAACCGCCTCACGTTTCAGACCACGATGAAGAATCTCCACCTCAATCTTATGACGGGGAAGGAATCGATTCAGAAACCAAGTGGTAACGTCCTCACAGAGGAGTTTAAAATAACCGTATCCAGAATACGTGATGTAAGACATTGACCCCAGTGTAGAAACCAAACGAAAGATGAAACAAAAATGAGTTTGTGTGTTGCTGTCATCGTGCGATCACATCCAAGGATTCCAACAGCATCATCGCAAGATCCATACGATTGTCTTCATCAACCACAGGAATGTTATCATCCACAAATTCAGAAGCAAGTTGAGCAAAGAGTTCCATTGTCCGCTCATCAGAAAATACAGATGTGGCAAACTCACTCTTGAAACCATCACGCAGCAGTCGCAGGGACTTGGTGATGGTCAGTTCACGGATTTCGTTGGCGTAAGTCATTTTAAGGAATTGTTGAGTTGGGATAAACATCAGCGAGCATAAAGGTAGGAACCTGCCCAGTCAGCGTGTTGAAGCAACCATTCACGCTGCTCAATGATGCGAAGATCATACCGAACACCTTTGGCAGGTGCTTTCCAACTCGCAGACTTATACACTTGACCAGTCTTCTTGTCCACAAAAGCGTGGACAGAACGCGAACCATTCGCATTCATAATGATTTTGTGATACTTACGACCAGTCTCAGGGTAGAAGTCATAGTCACAAGTGCCCTGCTTCAGATTCTCAATGCAAGCATCGTGATACTCCTCATTTTCAGTGCGAAGTGCGTGAGACCGAATGCTGTAATCAATGAAGTTCTGGCGCAGTGCCTCACAGAGAGCATAGGTGTGCCCCAGAACAGCAGCAGCGATGTCTTTCCGTGCCTCTGCAGCAGCGGCGTAGTCAGCGAAGGTGGTGGTCATTGCTTGGTTGCGTATGAACGTATTATAGGGCATCCTAGAGGGGTCTCTAGGGGTCAGTATGCCAGTTCAGAATCTGGCACCCAGGAGTCGTCATCTTCAAGGTATCCCATCCAATCTTGAGGGTCAGACTCATACATTGCGATTTCCCGCAGTTCATCCATCAGTTCAGACAGGTCCATGGTGATCCTTCAACTACTTGGATATTATAGCAGAAAACCCGCCTTGTGGGCGGGTCCCTTTAAGAATTCTTATACCTTCCAGTTCAACGATACCAAAGGTATCTATACAAATTCATATTTTCACACTGCCAGTGCGGCAGAAGGAATCTCTACACCTTCAAGATAGGTTTCGTGCCAGGAGCAAGTATCATAGCACAACCAACCTTCCTCTTGAGTGTAGACATAACCATACTCTTCACCATTTTGAAGAAACTCACTCAGGTTAGCATCAAGGCGAGGAGGGCAATCTTCACCGCGATAGGAGTAGTGGTTAGCACCATATTGAGTTTTCTGATCGGACCCAAACACTTCATCAGTCCAAGCACAAGACATATCACCACCATCAATCAGTTCGGCGGCAAGTTCTTTGCTATTGTAGTGCGTCTTCAGGATGCGACCCAACCATTCGGGATAAGAATCCCAGTGATGATAGCTGCTCAGAACGCTTCCATCAGAAAGTTCGATTCCGATTCTTCCACGAGTCGCCATTAGGGGTGTCTGTCGATTACCTTGTTATTATAGGGTCTCTTGCGCCTTCTGCCATCTTCCCTGTGCCACTTCCTGAACTGGCACATCATCGATCCTGTGTTGAGCAATTGAAAAGTATTCTTCCTCTCGCTCAATGCCGATAAAGTTTCTATTTTCCATTTTAGATGCGATTCCAGTGGTGCCAGCACCCATACAGGGGTCCAGTACCAGATCTCCCTCATTAGAGAATGTTCTAACCAACCAACGATAAAGATCTACTGGTTTTTGTGTAGGATGGTGTTTTCCTTCACCTTCTGCAGTCTTGAAGTAAATGACACTGCGAGGATACCTCAATCCACTGTCATTCTTCACATGAACTGCTTTTGTTTGAACACCATATGCTTCAGTATCTCTCACTGCGGTTCCCTTATCATATGGGGTTCCTTGTGTCATTTGGGGATTGTATGTTGGTTGCTTCTTATAGAAGACTACAATATCCTCATGAGCACGTAGAGGTTGTTTCTTGGCATTCAGATAACCAGTTGCCTTTGATTTGTCCCACACCATTGTATACTTGAAGTCCTTGTAATTTGAAGCGATAAGGACACTTGTAAATGGTTGTGCTGCTGTTGAAATGATGGGGCATGTTGGTTTGCATATGCGATCAACATGCTCCCAAAACTTGGGATAATCGATAATAGTATCCCACTCGTTTCTTTTGTTCAGAGTTCCATATGGAAAGTCTGTCAACAATAAATCGATGCTCTGGGGAGCAAGATTCCCCAGAACATCGAACATATCATCATTATATAACTTCATCAGTTGCTCAACCATTGAATGAATCGGGTGTATTCTACCATGTCCAATTCAAAATCAGAACGAAATTGTGCATCATAAATTGGACGTTTAGAGTTACGCTTTTTCTGTGGATTTACAAAGAAGATATTGATTTTCTTTCCAGTATATTTTTCAAAATAACCAGGGTAATACACTAAAGGATCTTTACCACAAGCATTTTGACCAGCAAAAATTGCATACTCTACATCGTCTGGAACATCAGGAGATTGCTCAAGTTCCATGAAATCTTGAACACAACGTTTCAAATAACACGCATCCAAATAAGTTTTATCTTCAATGAGTTTTTTAAGCACGTTATCTTTGTAGACATGCTTATCAACCTGAAGATTCTTCAAATATTTTCCATTAACAATCATGGAACGCTTATAATCATTTTTACGAGCATCAAGACCCAACGCTTCACAGGTTCTCAAAGTAAGATTTTCGTAAACAAGACCAGATGCATTCCTTGCTTTACCACCACCACAATTCTTATGAAGAATGGGAAGATCATCCACTTCTTTGTTATAAGTTTCAATAATCGGATCAAGGTTAAACATGATTCGGTCGTGTGTATGCATATATTATAATGGGTCCTCTAGAGAACCAGAAGACCCAGTGTGCCAGTTCAGAAACTGCCCTCAATCTTCGTAAATTCTACATTCTGGTGCATCAGGATGCGTATCACAATAAAGTTCTAGTGGTGTAGGATTGTGTGAGTCTTCTGGATGATTTGCTTTATATGTTTTAAGTGCTTCCAATTCCTCTTCAGTATGTCTCCGTGATTGTGGAGAAATAGTTGGGTCACTCAAAAGGTCCTCGTCCTTCTGAATGTGTTGGTCTATATTTTCCATAGTTTTGTATCGTGTTGACAATATTTATTTTATTTTGGTGAGTTATCCTCTTTACCTTCAAGAGAACGAACCATCAATTCAGTGAATTTTTCCATTTTTTCAGCAGAAACTGTCTGCGGAGCATATGTAATGGCATCTTTCAGTGCTATAAGTTCGCTCCATTCCTCTTTTGTAAGAATTTTAGGTCCAGTTTTTGCTAGAGTCATAGGTTTTTTGCGATGTGTCCCAATATTAGCATTTCAATACATTAGTATCTATGAACTTAATGTTTTCTTTGGGATCGAGTTACAAATCTTTATGTTTATTGTATGATCTCCAGTCTTGTTCATCAAATTCACTCAAGTGTCTTTGACAGATGATCATTCCCGTAACATTGCAGGCATAAAGTGTTGAATCATACTTACAAGCGGTCCAGGTGAGCATCAAATAGTCGTAAAGATCAGAATGTTCTTCTTTATGTGGTTCTACAAGACTAATCAGTTCTTGTAGCATCTCCCGACT